TTATGTAGATTTTCTTCTAAGTTTTCTGTATATGTTTCTAAGTCTACAAATTCCCCTAAAGTCATATCTACTAACTTCGGATGGAAACCATACTCAACACCTTCTATTTCTATAAAGTGTTTAAGTTCGTCTGTAGGTACTGTTTCTAAAAACGTAGTTAAGTGTTTACCTAACTTACCTATACTTTTCATATCCAGACCGTACAATTGTCTTTTTGGTATATCCGTAATACAATTAAGTATTCTTATAACCTTTTCAATATCGTGTACGTCCTCATCTTTTTTAAGAACTGCCATAAGTCTCTGATACCTTCCTAAGTTTAATTCGTCAAAACTTTCTGGTATATTAAAACTTAACTTCTTCTTACCGTTCAATAGTTTTACTTTCATAGTATATAATATAAATTTGTTGTTTTTAGTTTACTGTACAAAGTACTTACCGAAATTACTATCTATTTCGTAATACATACGCATAGCTAAACAGTCTGCGTAGTCTGGTGACCTTCCTATAATAGCCTTAACTGTGTCTTTGTCTACTATTTTATTTTTATTGTCTTTGTCTTGGTCTTTAGATCGTACTTGTTCTAGTTCTTCTATAATATGTTGTCTTGTAGTTATATTGTCGTTTACTATTCCTACTTGACCTTTATTAACTAAGTCTGCTAACTTATAGTAACATTGTGTT